AAAAACTCTTTCGCGTTGATCCATTGGCCGGGACGTCGGCGAAGGTAGGCCGCCAGGTTGGCGGTCAGCGTGCTCGGGTGTAGACTGTCGATGTCCACGTCGTGTCTGCCTCCTTGGTTGACGCCCGGCCTTCCCGCCGGGCGTTTGTTGTTTCAGCTTCGAGTTGCAATTCCTTGAGTGCGCGAGCGAGTGCCGCCGACGCCAGGCAGCGCACGAAGATCGCGCGCTCGTCGGCCGTCATCCGCTCGATGGCATTCACGCCGCTTCGTCTCCGGACGGCGGGCGCAGCTCGCGCTTGAGGCCCGCAGCGATCAGACGACGCGCGAGTTCGCTTGCCGTCGCCGACTCCTTGATCGCGGCTTGCTTGAGGTCGCTGTTGAGTTGTGCAGAAACCCGCAGCGTGAAGGTGTGAGTGTTGAGGCCGTCTGTCATACCGCGATGATGCGGCACGTCAGCGCGGAGTGTTTGTGGCTAGATAGCAGGCGCGGTATGGCTAAATAGTGTTTCCGTCGACGGCCAGGACGGCTAGGAGACGTTCCGCTCGCTTAATGCCGGCTCTCGCCACGTTCGGATTCACCTTGATCCATACGCCCGTCGCCCGTTTCCGCTGCTGGTCTTCTTTGGCGAGGAAGTACTCGGTATCCGGCGGCACCTTGATCCGGTTGCGGTAGAACCATTCGACATCGCGCCCGATATGCCGCCCGTCATTCTTCAGCCGGCGTCCTGGCGGCAATCCCACATCTTCAGGCGTGATGCGCACGCCCTCAAGGCCCAACGCTGTCGCGATAAAGTCGGAGTGCAGCGCCTCGGCGAGCCATCGATAGTTCAACCCGAGGTCATGGACGAGTTGCTCCAGCATCCGTACGTCTTGCGCTTTGGTCCGAACGATTTCCCGCTGCATGTCGGGACCGATAGTCACGCCAGGGAGTAGGCCATGTGCGACGCGCCAGGCGACGTACGCCCGTTGGACGCGCGGGTCGCTGCCAAGCCACCAGACGAGAGCCTCGCCCGCCAAGCCGACGGCTGCCATCGTTGCCGCCGTCCCATTGAGGATGTCGGGATCTGACAGCGCTGCCTCCGCAAGCAGCTCCGCAGAGATGAGAAGATTTGGCGCCAGGCCGGGCGGAGAGACCGGCTGTTCAGGAGCTACCCTAGGCGCCGAGGGGCATTCTACGCCGCTCGCCGATCAGACCGCCAAATCCCTTGGAAACTTGGCTGGTAACAGAGCGCGAATCCCGGTAGGGACGCCATCTTAGTTACCATCGCACCGCCGAACACTGCCTCTAATCCCCACGTTCCTTCGAATCGAATCGCCCGATAGCCGCCCTCGACCGTCGGAATGAACCGGATCGGCACCGGCAACAGACCGTGCCGAAATGCCTCACGCGCCTGCGCCACGTCGCTTGTCAGCATCGATCGCCAATCGGTGAGACTGCGACGCATCCGGCGTTCGATCTCCGCCCAGGGCGGCCCAGCGTCCCGCTGCGCGCCATTCAGTCGCTCGACCAACCCGCGCCATTTCACGTCGGCCCGTTCCAGCCGTTCGACCAAGACCGGAATGCGTGTCGTGCCAGTCGCGATGGCCTCGGTGATGCGCGCGTGCTCCCGCTCGACCGCGGCGAGTTCCCGACGGATTCGATTCGTCGACGCGGCCGTCCTCGACTCCTCGAACATCTGTCGAGCGGCGGCAATCACCTCGACCATCAGATCGGGACTGAGCTGCTCGGTGATCGTGGCGAGCACCTCCCGGTCGAGCTCCTCCATCGGCCACTGCTCGACGTGCGCGCAGACCGCGGGACCCCGGTTGTAGTGGGACGTGCAGGCATAGAAGAACGCACGCTTGCCGTGATGGCCTGTCGGCCGGCTGCGGACGTGCAGACCGCCGCCACACACGGCACACCGCCCGAACCCGGTCAGCAGATACTTCGAATCGCGATCGCGGTGAGGCCGCCGCTGCCCGTGGGTCACCTTCTCGTACTCCGCCCGCGCCGTGGCGAGCCGCCGGTGTGCCGCCTGCCACGCCTCCTCCGACACGATCCGGAGCGCGGGCGCGGGGATCTGCATCCATTCGTGTTGCGGCCGGGCCGTCTGATTCTTTTGGCCCCACGAGTTGCGCTTCCGCGAACGGTTCCACGTAATCACGCCTCGGTAGAGGTCCCGGAACAGCACCTCATGCACCGACGACGGCGCCCAGGCCGTCGGCCGCCCCTGTTGCGCGCGCGGGGAGACGGCGCCCTCCGCGTTCAACTGCTTGGCGATCCGCGTTTGGCCGACGCCGGCCGCGGAGAGCTGAAAGATCCGCCGCACGACGTCAGCTGCGCTGTCATTGATGCGCCGCTCGACATGGTCACGTTTCCCGTCCGGACCCAGCACCGGCACGTTGTCGTAGCCGAACACCATCCCGCCAGTCACATGCCCGGCGCGGGCCTTCCGCACCATCGCATCGTAGGTGCGTTGGCGTGCTTTCTCGCGTTCAAGGTCCGCGCCGAAACTGCCGGCCGACATCATGAATTTGTTCGTCGCCGTGTCGACTTGCACCTCACGATCGTCCAGATACGTAAAGACGCGCACCCCGGCGAGCGACAGCCGTTTCAGTGCGTAGCCGGTTTCGAGTTGCTCACGGCCCAGCCGCGAGAGTTCCGAGACGATCAGGACGGTGAACGGCGCGGGCTTCAGGACTTTCAGCAGCGCCACGAATCCCGGCCGGTTCTCAAACTCGGCGCCGCTGATACCGTCGTCGACGTAGACATGCTCGTCGGCAACCGTCCAGCCCTTCGAGGCCGCATACGCCCGCGCGTGATCGATCTGGCGCGTAACCGATTTCTGTTCGTCGGCGACGCCGGTTTGCTCGGTGGACTTCCTCGCGTAGATGCTGGCGATCATCGGTGGTTACCCCTGTGGCTTGATGTTGCGTTGCGCGCGGAGATACTCGGCAATGACGTCGGGTAGAACGATCTGATCCACCGCGGCCTCTCCGTCGGGTCGTTCGCTGAGTTGTACGAGTTGCTCAACGGTCAGATCGTGACGGGCCGCGAGGTCGCTCAGACGTTGCTGCACGAGTTCTGTGGTGACCGTGCGTTGTAGTCGAAGGCCACACGCCGCGCACATGACGGTGACCTCGTAGCCGTCTGGCACGATGCCCGTCTCCTCGACCTCACGCGCCAGCCCGTCGAGGTTGTGGTGAAGTTCGACGGGTGGATCGCACAACTCGTGCGCCACCAGAAAGTCATAGAGCTCTTGATGCATCAATGCACCCCGCCGGCTTTCATGAACAGCTGGGCGTACTCGAGGCCGAGGATGAACCCGACGTGACGCGCCGCCGTTTCGAGCGCGAGGCCGCCCGTCGTTTGCCGCAAGATGTTGGCGTCGTCGGCCTGGTCGGGATCGCCCCAGCGGTCGAGGGCCGCGTGCATCAGCGCGTCGAGGCGCTCCCAATACGGATCCCGCGAATCGTGGGCGACGTGATCTTCGAGGCGCGCGATCAGCGCTTCAGGGTGGGCGAACGGCCGAGTCATGTGGCCTCCTTCAGACAGAGGCCGGCGGGTCTACAATGTCTTGCAGGCTCGTCGGCGGGTTATCTCCGCGGATTTGCTTAGGGACGCGCGGCGGTTGACCCCGTTGCGCGCCCCGATTCGGACCTCCACTCTACCCCATCTATGGCGATGCGCTCATGCGGACTCAGCGCGGGACTCAGGTAACGCCATGAACGATCTGCCGCGTCGCCGTCCTGGCCGGCCGCCCGTCGCGCAGGACGATCCGAGTGTCCCCCTCACCGTCAGCGTGCCGTCGAAACAACTCGCCGCCTATAAGGCCGACGCGCAACAACATCACCTGACGATCCAGAACTGGATTCGCCGGCAGCTCCGCGAGGCCTCGCAGCAACGGCGGTCACAGCCTTAGAGCCCGACCTTCCCGCTCCGCCGCGTGCCGGCCATGATCATCGCCGAGACTTTCCGCGCCAGCGACTCGGTGTTGTCCACGAGATAGAAGTGGTTGACCTGGCTCGCCCCGCCACGGCCCATCGGGGTCACCGACGATCCGCTCGGGAGGTTGACAAGTTCAGGGCCACGTTCCCCGACGACCGCGAGCCCGCCGCTGAAGTTTTCGACCCCGCTCGCGAACCCTGGCACCGCCGGCCCTTTCTGCGCGAACAGCGGATCCCGGCTGATGTCGAACCCCATCATCAGCGAATACGCGAGCCGGGACGCCTGCTCGAGCGAATAGCCGACATGCAGCCAGGTCCGGATGTTCTCCGGGACTTTCGCGCGGCCCGCCTCCGTCGACAGGTCGTACTGCGTCGACCCGCCCAGCTCGTGCAACGCCTTCTTGGCGGCGACCTCGGCGGCCGTCTGCTGCTGCGAATCCGCCTTCGCCTGCTTCCGGGCCGCGGTCGCTTTGTCGAGCGCGGCGATCTCGGCGTCGTGCGCCGACGCCAGCGCCAGGGTGTCGGCCGTGAGCGTGCGCGCCGTGTCCGCTTCGTCCTTCATCGACGACGTCACCGCTTTGACCTGTGCGTCCGTCAGGCCGTAGGCGTCGGCGAGCGCCTTTTGTGAGACCCCGGCGTCGAGGTAGTACTTGATCCCTTCCACGACGGCGCCGTCGATGGTGTCGAGCGTGCCGAGCCAGCCGACGCCCACCGAGTTCAACTCCACCATCGCGTCGTGAAAGGGTTTCACCGCATCGATCTGCGCCTGGAGATCCTTCACCATCCGCGTGTTCGCGGCGTGGATCGCGTCAGCCGCCGCTTTCTCCTGCGCCGCGACGTCCACCGTCACCACCGTCCGCGCCTTGAGCGCCGCGGCGGACGTTTTCGCGACCTCCTCGTTGATGGCCATCGCGAGCGCCATATCCTTGATCTCGATCCCGGCCGCTTTCGAGGCTTTCGCGAGCACGTCCGCCTTCGCACCGGCTTCGGCGCCCGCCACGTCCCCGAAGCCCAGGAGCGCGGCCGTCGTCTCGCCGATCGCTTGGTCGAGCTCGAAGAAGTCCGCAATGACGCGGCCGATCTTCCAGCCGGCAAACGCGGCCCCCGCCGCGAGGCCGGCCGTGGTGACGAGGCCTAATTCACTGGCGGTTTTGCCGGCGGCGGTACTCAGCTCCCCTAACGCCCGCGCTTCGGCGCCGATGTTGACGCCGAGCGACGCGAGCACGCCGTCGAATTGTTGGAGCGATCCCTTGAACCGATCCGCGTTGCCTTGCGTCTTCGCGAACTCATCCCCGAGACGCACGCTCTTGCCCATCAGCCCCTCGAGCGACGCATCGGCCTTCCTCGTCTCACCGACGAATTGAGAGAAATCCGCAGCGAAAACAGCGTTTATCATGACGGGCTACTGCGGCACGTCGGGGCCGGCTATCTCGCGCAGCAATCGCGCGCCAATCTCGGCGAGCCGTGTCTCGCGCCACGTCGCCATGTGCTCGCGTTCGTACGCGCGCAGATCCTCAACGTCTTCGGGCGGGCAATGGTTGTCGATCAGCGATTGCTCGAACCGCTGCCGCGCCTGTTCGCGCACGACGTCGAGGTCCGCGGCGGCGTGGGCGTACGCCTCGTCGAACGTCATACCGATCCCCGCTTCACGGCGAGCTGCCAGCCGACGAAGTCTTTCGACGGTTCGCCCGGCGTCGCCACCTTGCAGATCCACAACCCGCCCTGGTGCGTCGCCGCGTCGCCCGGTTCGTACGTGCCGCCGGCTTTCCAGACGCCGCAGAATTTCACGTGCGGTTTGGCTTCGAGCGACGCGAAGCGGGACTCGAGCGACTCGATCCGCCGTTGCTGTTTCTTGAAGATGTCCAAGAGGACAGGCGCGGTGCCTTTGGTGTAGTTCTCCAAGGCTTTCATCATGGCGGCGCGCGTCACATACGGAGCGGGCGCCGCGGCCTGCTTCGTCACGGCCGGGGGTTCAGACGGAGCGGGCGCGAGCGCTTGCGCTCGACGCGCACGCGCCGCAGCCGCGTCCTTCGGGCCGCCGAACCCTTCGATGATGACGAGATCGTCGTCGGTGAGATCCGCGTCGGCCTTCTCCCCGAGCCGGCGCCAGTCGTCGATGGTGACCGTGCGGTGCCATTTGCGGTCGAGCGCCTCGAGCGCGGCGGTGTACATCATGGCTGCGGGCTCCGCGCGCGGTACTCGTCGCGCATACGATCGGTCACGGCTTTGGCGAGCGCCACGACGGCGGGCCGTTCGCGCGCAATTTCCTCCGCGCTGACGCCGTGCGCCGTCCAGAGTTGTTCCTTCCCCAACACGAGGTCGCGCTCGAGGTCGTCGATCTGCTGTTCGCCCGGGTCTCGCGGAACGGATTTCTTCGCCATGGGTTCACCACGCCACCGTCATGAACGCCGCATTCGTCGTCGGCGACGGATTCAACCACGCCAGCCATCGGAGCGCGCGAATCGCCACCAGATTACGCTGCAGCAGGCTGGCGTACACGGTCGCGGCAACCGGTGGGTTGGTTGGGGCATCGTCGAGCTGTAAGAGCGCCTGTTCGCTGACATCCAGATCGAATTGGCCCGTGTCGGAGTAGAGGATTTGACTCGGATCGATCAGCGCAATTTGCGCGGGCGAGTTGTTGGAGGCGATCACGGGAATGCCGAACAGTGTCGCCGGCAACCCAGCCGCCTGGCTGCCGAGTGTCAGCGCGATCCGGTACATCGTCTTGGGCTTCATGATCCAGACGAGCGGCCCCGCGGTCGTCACCGCGGCGAGCATGGCGGCCAGGTCCGCCGAGATTTGCGCGGCCGTCGTGCCAGTCGTGGTCGTCTCTGAGGCGCCATTCAGGATACTGGCGGGATTAACCCCAGCCGAGACGGCGATCGAGGGGAGCAGGAGCTGGTTGTCGATCGCCGCGGCGAGCCCGCCGAGCACGGTGCGGCGCACCGTCGCCTCCGCACTCGGCGACGACACCGCCACCAACTCTTCGGAGAGCGGCACGATCACGCCGTACTTAAAGTGTTCTTCGATGATCGTCGCGAAGGCGGTCGCCTGCACCGGAATCGCCGCGCCCGCGGCGACCCAGCCGCCCACGATGCCGGCGCCGGTTTCGATCGCGACCCGGGTGTGCAGCGGGGTGAGCTGCATCTGCCCTTGCAGCGCGCCGAAAACCGACAGCCCGCGCATGATCGTGATCGCTTCGGCGGCGATGCCGTACGGCGCCAATGGCCCTGCCCACGTCGCGTCGGTCGTGGATCCGGACGCGACGGCCGCTTTCGTACGCAGCTCCAAGGTCGCCTTCACCTGCGGCGTGTCGAGCCACCGATCGGCGATCTGCAGTTCGGTCCACAGGTCGCCGCGGCCGAGCGCCTTGGCGGTGATGAACCTGGACACCGCCGTGCCGGCGGGCAGGATCGAAACAGGGCGGGTCGCAACGCTCATAGCAGAAATCTCCTCGAGCCCATTACGGCAGACCCGCCGAATCGCGTGGGGGAACCGAAACCTTTTCGTTCCCCGGACACTTCTCGTCCGGACGTAGCATCACGTTTACCCCTATAAACATTGGGTTATTTGCGTTTCGTAGCATGCCCGCCCGGGCAGACCCTCGTTTCACCCCGATAAACATTGTGTGATCTGCATGTCTGGCGCGCCGGACCCTCGTTTGACCCCGATAAACATTGGCTGTTTTACGTTTAACTGGATCCAGTTTCTGGCGCCTGCACGACGCGCCAGAGGATCGCGCCGAGCTCCACGCCCGCGCGCTCGATGAGATACCCGTCGATCGCGTGACCCTCCGCGCGGTGCAGCAACCGGCCGATGCGTTTCGCGTTCAGCCCGCGCCGGACGAGCCGCAGCGCCGCCGACTCGTGTTCGAACAGGTCACGCGCCAGGAAGGCCTCAGACCCCAGGGCGCCGCCAATCGCCGGCAGCAACCGGCCCAGCAGCGCGAGGTCGGCACGGCTGAGGGAAGAAATGTCCGCGCGTGGACAATTTAGAACCTGTCCGCGCACGGACAAGTCCGCGCGCAGCCCTTTCACTTCCGCGATGAGCTCGCGCAGCAGCTCGAGCACGTCGGCCTCGACGACGACCGGCATCAGCGGCCGCCAAGGACCATGAACGTGTAGGTTGGGGCCGGCGCCGCGGGCGCGCGCAACATCCCGCCGATCGCCAGCAGCAGCGCGTCGATCCCGTCGATCTTGTTCGGGGACTCGGCGGATTCTTTCTTCGGCAGAATCGAATCATCGATCCGCCGACTCACCACGCAGTTACTCGCCTGCCACTTGAGGCAACTGTTGCCGTCGTGGCGGAATTTGCCGTGACGGACGCGCGTCTCGAGCTCCCGGGCCGGCGGCGTGAACGTCTTGCTGTTCTTCGCTTCCACCCGCGCCGGCAGCTGGTCGGTCGCGAGGTTCCCGACGATCTGCGCCGAGCCGAAGAGGTCGAACACGATATCCAGCACTTTGAACTGCTGGCACCAGCCGCGGATGTCCTGCTCGATCACCGCGTAGTCGATCATGTTGCCGGCCGTCAGGGTCAACAGCCCGGTGTCGGCCCAGATGCGATACTCCGGCACGGCACGCGCCCGGTCCTGCACGACCATCTCCGGCAGATAGCACCGGACGAATGCGACGAGCCGATCGTCCTTCCGGAACACGAGCGCCACCGCGGCCAGGTCATCGAGCTGCGCGAGGTCGCCGCCAATCCAGCAGGGTTGATTCTTAAAAGAATCAAGCGTCAGCGTCGGGTCCGCGCAGCGGTCCCACGCGCTCATCGAGAGCCATGTCGACGCGGCGTTGAACCATTCGCTGCAGCACTTCACCCGGAATTCCGCCTCGAGGCCCGGCGTCTGTTGCGCATCGAGGCAGTAGGAGCGGACCCAGTCGAGCGTCGGCGTGACCCCGAGCATCGGATTCGCTTTGCCCCACACGGCCTCGTCGCGCCAGGAGTCGCCTTCATCGAGCGTGTAGATGCAGCCGAACAGGTGATCGGCCTCGAGGATCTGCTGCAGGACTTTGGTGAGCGTGGTCCGCAGCGCGTAGCCGACCGACAGCATGTTGTAGCCGGCGGTGGTCGGACAGGCCAGCAGCGGATTCTGCCGCGCGCCCTGGCTGGACTTCAGCACGTCGTGCAGCTCGAACGTCTGCGCGTGCGATTCGTCGAGGCAGATGAACGACGGGGACAGCCCGTCCTGCGTCGAGGCCTTCGCGTTGATCGGTTTGATCGTGCCGTCCTTCGTCACGATCGCGTTGGCGAGCGCCTCGACGCCGGCCGCCCGCAGCCACGCCGCCCGCGGGTGACGGACCATCCGCTGCGCGATGCTGAAGACGATCCGCGCCTGGCTGCCGGTGGTGGCGCCGCAGACCACGGACGCGCCGGGCTCGTGTTCCTTGAGGACGTGAAACAGCGCGATCGCGGCCATCAGCGTCGACTTCGCGCTCTTCCGGCCCGCTTCCCAATACAGGACGGTGAACCGGCGCCGGGAGCGATCGGCCCGGTGGCGCCAGCCGTAGAGGCAGACCAGCAGGAAGATTTGCGCCGGCTGCAGGACGATCGTCGGCGACGTCCATTTCCCCTCCACGTGGGGCAGTTGTTCGATGAACGCACACGCCTCGACCGCGTGCGCCTCGCTCCACACGAAGGGCCAGGACGGGTCGGTCATCGCCCGCATGGCGTCCCGGTCCTGGCGTTCGGCGGCCAGCTTCACCCACAGGCAGGCCGTGATCTTCCCGCTCAGGACGTCGGCGGCGTACTGCTGCGCGATCCGCACGTAGTCGCGGGCCGGCGAGTCAGATAAACGGTTCGTATTACGAGACGTTTTATTTTCTCGCGGCCGGCGCACTCGACACCGCTTTAACGTCCCACGGCGCCGCTTCTCGGCGTCGCTGAGCCGGGGCCGGCCGCCCTTCCGTGTCGCGTGGCGTCGTGGTGCTGTCCGTTTCGTCATCGGGTTACGATCGGGTTATGGACGTAACTTAAAAAGCTACGGAGTCC